GTAGAAACCCGGAGTGTCTTGCTCCTGCGTAGAAACCCGGGCATAACCAACGAATCGCATAAATCCTCCTTAAAGGAAGATCAATCGGCAAGAAGCACGGGGCACGGGGCACGCGAACCGTCACCATGGGGTTTATCACCCCATGCCCCGACCCCACCGCTACGAGACAAGCTCTCCGCTCTCGGGGCCCACCGTCTCCAAAAAGTGAATGAGCTGAACGGCCTGCCACAATGGAGAGATGAGCCTGATCACAGAAGCGCTACAAGCGGCCTCGGTGCATCCGTGGTGGACTGCACTCGCCATGGTCATCCTCTGGCTGGTGGTCTTCTGGCTGCTGCGCAGATCGCCCTCACGGCGCACCAGATCAAGGCGCACCGAACGCGATTGGAGAGAGACGGTATACAACCCGAAGCAATACCGGCGTCCGCGCGAAGACCGATCACCGCCGCGATAAGTACACCGCCAGCAGCACAGCAATCTCAACCACGATAGCCGCAGCCATTGCAATGCGCCACGCGCGACGCACACGAAGCCGCCGCCGTAGCCCGACCTCAGCCGCCGACATGCGAAACGGAGCACGCTCGACGTAACCCGTGCGCTTGCGCCAAAAATCTCTGTACCAATCACGGTCATCTGCTGGCATTCGATCAGTCTACCCCGCCACCTCGAGCCAGCGAAGCCACAGGCCGGGAGGGATCGGCAGCGGGCAAACCTGAATCAGGCTTGTAGGGATCGAAGCGACGACGCGACATATCCGCCCACTCAGCGCAGGCCGCATCATTGACCCTTGTCCCCTGCTGAGTCATGCAGTAGCAATCGGCCTCACCCACGCATATTTGCCCGACGATGCGAGGCATAGTCACAACCTGCCGCAGAGCGTCATAAATCGGGGCCGAGCGCGGCTCATAAGAGACCACAGGGACGAATTCAGAGACATCGTAGGGCTTGCCACCAGCCGACCCGCCACCGGACGCGATGGGCTTGTCCTTCAACTTGGAAGGCAAGGCACCGGGAACAGATGACGATGCGGGTTTGCTTTCGGCAGCGGGCGCACCCTTGGACGCTATGCGATTCATGAGCGTGGGCACCAGCACGGCGGCAGCAACAAGGGCAAGGCCGACCACGTAGAGCAGCGGAGGAATGGAGGTCTTCGGCTTCGTGTGAAGCTCGGAAGACAGATAAAGATTGAAGGCGCTTTTGTCGTACTTGAACGGCGATTTTTTCAGAGCCTTTGAGTACATCAGCGACTGCGAACAGTGATCCCACTCGTAGACGATGGATGCACCCATTCCGCCGATGCGGCGCACGTGCAGATGACGCCCGACAAGAGCGCGCACGTTGCGATCCAGCAGCATCGGATGCTGCGTAATCAGGATGAAATCGACGCCCTTATGGCGGTGCGTTTCAAGCGCGCTGATGTAGTCGGGCACCTTCGAGCCATTGGCACGCGGAGGCCAGCAACGTTGCACTTCGTCATAGGCGATCACATCGCCCGGCTGGCACCACTGTTGCCAGTCAGCAAGACCGCCGCCAGCGTCCGGCCCGATCAATTCATGATCGAGCAAGAGCCGCGGAATGTTCGTCAGGATGCGGCGCGGAGTCTCGACAGGTTGACCGTTCTGGTCGGTGCTCTTGACCACCGAGCCGACCAGATCGCGCAGGAGCTTGCTGATAGCGTAAAGCGTTTTCCCGGCCCCCGGCGTGCCGGTGATCAGCGTGATCATGGGTTAGCCGAGAGGATGCGACTGGCCTTGGTGATGTTCCAGATCAGCACCCGCGTGAGGATCGCGCCGAAGATGATGGAGAGGGCCTGACCGATGCCTGCAAGGCCAGCAAGTTGAAGGATGCCAGCAGGCAGGCCACCCCACGCCGATTGCGCCGAGCCGATGACCTGATTGATCATCAAATCCATGCCCGCGTAAGTAACCAGAGACAGACCCAAAGCAATCATCACGCGCGCGATGATCGGCTGTACCAACGACATCAACAGAGCGGCGAAAGGCATGATCAACCCTCGGGACGTGGTGCGACGATGAACACGGCAGAGATGGCCGCCAACAACAAAATAATCGGCCTCATGAGGTTGGAAATCCAACTGCACGGCTGGGCCATGTCCAGCGCTGTGAACGTGGTCCCCGCTATCGTCAGGGTGAGATTGGCCGGACAGCTTCCACCGCCGAAGGTCGGCCCCTGCTGCATCGTGATCTGCCGGGTTTCAGACGGGATCGCTTCGGCTGGTGGAGCTTCGCCGGGATTCATGCAGCCGAGAGAGCCGGGATACTTGTCGCAGTCGGTGTAGAAATCAGGCACCGGGCGCGGCGAGTTGTCCGGCGCTGGCGTCGGATCAGGTACCGGAGAAGGATCATTGGTCACCGTCGTGACCTGCGTCACATCGACCCGCCATGGATCGCTCACGGGTGGAGACGGCTGCACCCGGTACCATGGTTGCGTGTACTGCTGCGGGCTGCTGTTCGGAATAGGAACCGGATCACCATCGGGGTACATCAACGGATCGGGCGAAGGCATCAACTCGGGCGCCGGGTTCACGTCCGGCCCCACAAGAGGATCGCCGACCGGTTGCGTGATCGGATTGATCACCGGCTTAGGATCGACCGGAATCGGCATATCCAAGTAAGGCATGAGCGCCGGATTGATCGGCGTTGTGGGCAAAGCTCCCAGCTCGTCAATCGACGCATGACGCGGCCCCACCGCTGGCATGCCCTCAGTCTCAACGATCGGATTGTTCCCGGTGCAGTAATAACGTAGCGTATTGCCGACGCGCGACATGATCTTTACGGCAGGGCGCGACTTGCAGTAACCAGACTCCCAAAACGCAACGCACGTACACATGGAATCCTGCCCGGAGAGAGTCTGCAGAGGCTGGTTATAGGGATCATTGAAACCATAGTTTCCGGTGGCTGCGTCAGCATCAAACGCAACGCGAAGCGTGCGCCCATCCTCAATGCGCGTCTGGTCATAGTCAATTGCACCGCCCGCCGTGGCAGGCTGCGCGGGAACCTGAATCACGCCCTCTGGACTAACTTCCAGACCGTTGCCCGAACGACTGAGCCAGTCCATGACATAGGGGATCGCAGCGGCCAAAAGCTGCGCGCCCATGAGCCACGGATTGAGCTTAGAAACCGCGAAGGCCGCAGCATTTCCAGCAATGCGAAACGCGACAGGAATAGTCACCGACCGAGCGCCGACGCTCATAGTCGCCTCAGTCATGACATAGCCGCCAGCGACGCGCGTCGTGTACTGCGCCCCCTGCCGAACTATCTGCGGCGTGCCATCAATCGTTTGAAATGAGGAAGGCGGCACCACTTGACCATAGAAGGCGAAGGCAGGAAAACCGACCACCGTGAGCGCGAACAACGCCAAGACGCGAACGAGCCTACGCACAGCGCACCGCCCGATAAATCCACCGGGCAAGAAGGCCCATCACGCGAGCGACGGCGAGGCCCGCAAGGCCACCGAGCACGCCCCAATAAAACGAGGCAGCGGCGAGCGCCTGAGAGATGTAAACGGTTTCGTCAGGAATCACGGCAGACCTCACTTGAAGGCGATGAAAAGAATCAGGCAAAGGCCCGCTGCAAACATGTATTCGACAGGGCTTGCGATCATGGTTAATCCCTCGACGTGTCGCCGGAAAAAAGATTGAGCAGCTGCTTTACGCCCCACACGGCGACGAAGACCACGAGGAACGCATAAAACAGCGCGGTCATGTCGCTGATACGGCCCGGATCAACCTGGACGCCGGACACTTCCGCCGATGTCTGGATCACGAAGCCTGCGGAGCACGTGGGGTCAGAAACGACCGCCCCGGCACTGTCAAATTGAACGCACTGCATGATGGTGTTTTTGCCCAAGGGCCGAAGCCCTTGGAGCTTTCAACGACCAACCGGGATCAGAGCCAGCCCAGCTTAGAGCCAAGCTTTTTCAGGCCCCAAAACGCCACGAACGCGACGATGATCGCAGTCACGGCGGTAACCATGTCGGTTCCGGCAGCCGTGATGGCGGCGGTCACTTCCGTGGGAAGCGCGGCGTGAGCCGAGCCAGAAACAGCCAAGACGTAGGCCGGGATAGCGGCCAGACGAAGGGCAACAGACTTCTTCATAGTTCTCTCCATGAGACGCTGCGAAATTGCAGCCGTGAGCGCACACCGCGAACGCTCAAGGCTGAAATCTCAGGTAAGACCGACCCTCTCAAGCACCGCATGGCCGACCGTCGAGCGCGGAATAAGGCCCGTCTGCATATCGCGGCGGTAGGTCTCCCACGAGGTACAGCCACAGGCCCCCGGCACCCCGCAGGACGGCCCAAGGTGATTCAAGAATTTCCCCTGTTGCTCGCACCACAAGGCCACACGCGCGCCGCGTGAGTTCCCCAACTCCGAACTGGTCACGGGCCCAAGTGGGCAGGTTTCGCCAGGAGCGAATTGCTCGCGCTTGTTCATTGAGACCCCCAATGCCGTACAGGCGCATCCCCTTGGGGAAGGCATGGAACGGCGAGAACTTGGAAACGTATTTCATGAGGTAGCCGACGCCTGAGCGAGACACTTGCGTGTTCGTCATCCCATGCGGCCACCATCCCTGCTTGTCCCACTTGGGCATGCTCAGACGCTTGGGCAGGTAAACGATCAGGTGGTAATGCACCGCGCCACGCTTTTGAAGCTCGGCCACCCACACGTAGCGGAGCTTTCCGCCGTGCTGACGGGCAAGCCACTTGCGGCAACGATGAATCGCATCGCGAATGTGATCGGCAGACCACTCAACGCCCGGGCGATAGGTCAACGTGACGAACCATGCGCGTGCGCCGTACCAGCCCGAGAATTTCTCTGCGTGGCCCTGACCAGCACACCAGATGGACGAACGCATGCGACCGAAACGACGCGCGAAAACATCTTCTGGATGTTGAGAAATCTGACCGCCGAGAGTGCGCGGGCACTTTGTTTTAGAAGGGACAAGCCCCGCGCCGACGCCGCCCGCCAGCGCCGCCGCTACGCGGCTGTCGCTGGCGTGCGTCATCGTCGCGACCGTCATTGCGCCACCCCAACCGAAGAACGAGCGAGGACGGCCCGGGCATGCGCTGAAAAATCAGCAGCTGCCGCCTGTTGCCGCGATGCATGCCAGAAATAACCCAGCTCACGAGCACGGGCCGCGCTTGCATAGGCACGGGCACAACTGCGCTGGTAGGAAATGAGCAGGTGACGCTCCCGCGCTGTCATAGCCCCCACCCCCCGAGCGGCTCACCCTTGGCCGAGTAGGAGACGTCAAACGATTCAACGAATCCCTTCGTGAAAACCGCGCGAAGCTGGACACTGTCGGCGGACTCATGCAGCGCGAGCAGCAGAACCAAGGCCTTGGCAACCTCAGCCTGCGCGATGCGTTGATCGACCTCGAACCGGGCCGAGTCGGTCAGGCCGCCAGTCATTTGGCGGCCTGCGCAGGAATGAGCCGGGGATTGATCGACATGCGACCGTTGCGGTCGATGTAGACGGCGGCGGGACTCAGCGTGTAGTCGCCACGGGCCAGAGGTTTGCTGATGAAACCGTCCGCATCCTTGGGGAGAACAAACTCGAATTTTTCGGGGATTTCGGCCACCGCCCCGGCGTCGTCCACCGTGTAGGCGTAGGCGGTCTGAATGTGCATCTCGTAGGGCTTGCCGGATTCCTTGCCGGTGCCCTTGAGGATGTTCAGCTTGTCGCTCAGGACTCGAATCTTGATCATGGGTGCTCTCTTTCAGGCTGGTTTAAGATTCCCTATCTGGGAACGTACCCAAAACGGGTTCGCCAACCATACACCAATGGACCCGAAAAGGGAACATCATGAACGTGAAAAGCCTAATCGAACAAGCTTCGACCGTCGTGGGAAGCCAACGAAAACTAGGCGCGCTTCTCGAAATGAATCACGCGCACTTAACAGAAATGAAGCAGGGGAAGCGCCCGGCAAACTGGCGCATACGGGGGAAGCTGCGCGCCATCCTCGGCGAGTCGCCGGAGCACGCATTCATGGCCGCGATGGCCGAAGACCTCGAACAGTCGGAGAACGAGGACGAAAAAAAAGCCGCAAGCGGCTTCAAAGCTATGCTTGCGGCATTTCCAGATCAAGACTGGCGGAGACGAAGGGATTCGAACCCTTGATGAGGCTCAACACCCCATACTCCCTTAGCAGGGGAGCACCTTCGGCCACTCGGTCACGTCTCCAGGAACTGCGCATTATGCCTGAAATTCCAAGCGGTCCGCCCTGTGGAAGGAGCGCCGCGGGCTACTGATCCAATCCGAACGCGCGGTGCAATGCCCGCACGGCCAGTTCAACATATTTCTCGTCGATCACGACCGAGGTCTTGATTTCGCTGGTCGAAATCATCTTGATGTTGATGCCTTCCTCGCTGAGCGTGCGAAACATCGTGCTCGCCACACCGACCTGGCTGCGCATGCCGATGCCGACGATGCTGACCTTGGCGATTTTGGCGTCGGTCACCAGTTCGTCGGTGCCCAATTCGGGCAAGACCTTTTCGCGCAGCAGCGTCGCGGCGCGATCGAGGTCCCCGCGCGCCACGGTGAAGCTGACGTCGGTCTTGCCGTCCTTGCTCAGG